CCATAAAGTAATACTCAACTTTATTTTCAATTTCAGGATAGCTAAACTATCCATCCAGATTACAAACTAAGCGAAGGAAAGCTTAAAATCTGTTGACAACCCTCGTTGGTGAGTCGTCACTGGTATAATGTTTTTGTGGAGGAACTATAACCTCAAAGAACTTGTATCTGCTCTTGTAAACGAAACGGAGGCCGTCGGATTATGCCCAGCCTCCACCCGCATTCTGGAGTCGTTCGTCGAGATAATCTGTGCCTATCTTCTCAGGAGTGAGAGGACAATCGACACAAAGGATTACCGTCGTCTTAAGCAATCATTTCAATTGATGGCAATTTCAATATTGAAATTCGAATCAGATGATGCTTCTCAATATGATTACGTAAAGTATCACATTGATCGACTCATGTGCAAGCTTGTTGGTGATTCCAATTATCCTCCCGATACCGGGGGTTGGAAAGATGTTCCGCTGTTCAAGGGCAGTGTGAATCGAATCATCCGGCAGGCACTTATACGAAAAGACAATACCTTCATCTATTCTCTCCAGAAAGGAACCAAAGCTTGTTGGCTCCCCCCGGGAAAGGTGAAGTTGGCAAAAGTCATGGATAAGCACGAAAAGGCTTTTACAAGACCATTGGAACCATTACCCTTTGAAGTTGAGGATATTTTTCGATCTACGATCAGAAAAATCTTCAATCCAAAGAATTTGGGACCTCGTGTCAAGTTATGCCCTTCGTCGAGCGCTAGCTTTATGACACCTCGCAAAAAGGGAGGTACAGCTAGTTTGTTCGCTCCTTTGTCTGTGACAAAGACCGGATTGGGTCGACTCTTTGATATAAATACATCTTTATGTGCATATCGACAAGATACATATACAGAAGCATTGCTTGGAGTCCGTGATTTATCACAAACCCCTCTAGGTCTATTGGATCTCACCGCGGCTAGAATAGCCGATGTCGTCGACCCAGCCAAGTATCGTTTGGTAACATGTCATGATCCATCCCTGAATACGGCCTTACAGCCTCTTCAGGGTCAACTCCTTCATGCCTGGAAGCTCACACCCTACAATACAATGAAACTCTCTGGACTACGTCCGTGGGAATTGGATTGTACTGATAAGGTCAATGAGATTCACAACAACATGAAAGATTTGGAATTCTGGATCTCTGGCGACTATTCCGCCGCCACAGACATGCTCAACAAATCGACAGGCTGGTTCTTCTGTGATGAGCTCCGCGCCATGGGCGTTGATGATTGGGAAATTGCATACGCATCCCTGATAGGAGGATTTCTCTTCTATCCAGAGATCTCGGAAAAAGTGAAGGGTCAGAAACCTAAAGTTATCCGCGAGTCCAAGTTCGTTCTTGGAACTAACGGTCAACCTATGGGATCTGTTCTTTCATTTCCGATTTTATGCGCTGTCAATTTGGCAGCCTATCATCACGCTTGTAAGCAATACTTTTCGGTTCATCAGGATCGAGATCTCTATGAGCGCATGCGCCGGTACGTTCTGGTCAATGGTGACGATATTCTCTTTAAAGCCAATTTAGAATTCTACGAAATCTGGAAGCACTCAGTCGGTTTGTTTGGTTTCATTCTCTCACAGGGAAAGAACTATGCATCCAAGACTCATGCCTACATTAATTCGCAACTCTTTATGGTTAAAGGAGAACATCATTCATCGATCATGAAGCGTTATGGTTACATGAACTTGGGTATGGTATTCGGTATGGAAGATGGTATGGTTTCAAATCCAACTCAACTGGCACAAGGTCTTAACGATATGTTTCGACTTTGCCCCTGGTCAACGGCCTGCTTAAAGCAGGTTCAGAATCGCTATGATTCCCGTTATGGTTGGTTCCGTCCCAATTGGTTTATTCCAATTGAGCTCGGTGGTCTTGGGATTAATCCCAAGTTTGCCCTGAAACCCATCAAGTACACACTGAATCAGAGAAAGGTCGCTACTCGCTTCCTTTTCTCTCCCGCCCTTTCACTCTACCGTAAGATCTCTTCGGAGACAGACCGCGTTGGTAATGTACAGAAGTTAATACATACTTTACAGATATTGCTCAAACGCTCCCACATGATCCCCAGCGACCTAGACTATGTCGAAGGTCCCCATGAGTCATCTTTGGATGAATCTGGGTGGGTTGAAAAGATTTGTATGGCTAACTACCTAATGAATCCTTCCGCATCGTGTGGTGACGAGTCAGTCTATAAGAATAAGGTTCTAAAAATGAAGAGGACGGTGAATCCAATGAATGTTGATACAATCAACCGTTATTGGCACCCTCGTTGGTATTCGTCAAGATTACCTCCTGCTCCTCCTCCGAATCTCATTCATCCAGTATCTGATGAACAAATATCTTTTATCCGCGAATTCTACAATCGTGAACCTCGTCACTTGATCAGTATCCACCTTATGGAAGATGCTGTCAAGAGTGGAGAACTTACAGCTGATCAACTCAGCTATGAACTCTCACTATTCGGTGACTTGGTAAATTCCGATTATGGAATTCTCTAACGGGGTTTGAGTCTTAATCGCCCAAAACTGTTTTGATCCTTAAGCAAGATCATGTGAAATTCAGTACGAAGGGAAACCGGTGTCAAGAGACTGCACGGGCGAGCGATCAAGTCGACTCAGATGTACAGTCCCCACGATCAGGGTATCCCGTGGCGATCAAGTGTAATACTCAACACTGCTTACTAGGGTAAAAATATTAACAATGCACAAACAAAATAATGCACAAAATAAGAAGAAGAAGAGAGGAGCCCGTAAGGGCAAACTCTCTATTAGCAACGTTGGCTTTAAGTCACCCCTGTTCTCGGGTCAGGTTGGAAACCTGACTTACGAGAAACAGATGGCTCCGGCTTCAATGGGTACAAAGATGAGGTTCTCAGCCCCCTCCACCACAAGTGTGGCTGGTGGGGAGATTATTACTGGAACCTCCGTACTCGGTGAACTGCAGGCGATTGCTGGGACAGCCTTTTGGGAGATAAATCCCGGGCTTCCCGATATCTTTCCTCAGGTTGCTCCCACCGCATCACTCTTCTCAGAATATCGTTTCCGGAAACTATGTTTCCGCTACGTTCCTTCTGTTGGAAGTAATGAGCAGGGGAGAGTAATCTTCGTCGCGAATCGTAACGTTCTCGATGCACCCCCCACAAACTTCACTGAAGCGGCCTCCTTCGAGGGGGCCACAGCCGTAAATGTTTGGGAGGACATGCTCTTCAACGCAACGAACCCCGAATGGAAATTTATCCGTTCATCAGCCTATCCTGAAGGTACTGACCCTAAGACTTACGACGCTTGTCGTTTTACCGCAATTACGGAAAACTTTACAAGTGAAGACAGTCCTAAGGGTACCATCATCATGGATTACGCTGTTGAGCTTCGCAATCGAATCCTTACACAGCCTTCAACGACCGAGTTGATCGCTCCTGCAATCACCTGTCTCCCTTGGTCTGCGGACGACGTAACCCCTCTCTATGAGGTGTTCCGCGCTCCCTCCTATAATCCAATCTTCTCCGTTACTCCTCCTAACCTCGTGTCACAAAGTTTTAGCATGCAAATCCCTACGGGTTTGTGGCTTCTTCTTTTTCGACTCGCGGTTAATGATGACTATACGGGAAGTCCTTTGGATTCAGTTGGTCCACAGATCGATGGAGTTGGTTCTGCCATTGCACAACGGATCGGTAACCCCTCATGGTTACAATCATTCACCTTGGATACCAATGCCAGTTTGATTGAATGCACTTTTCTGCTTTATACACCTGTATCTGCAACAGTCCCTGATGGGGACGGTTCGTTTACGGTTTATCAAGTAGCAGGTACATCCAATATCTGGGAGGATATTCCAACGGCCACTGATGGTCAAGTGAACATGATTTTCATGAGGTTACCTCTATCCGCTGCAGCTTTGGCTGACCCCCCATTGCCGGTGCTCGTCAATGCTGGCCCAATTCGACGGAGAGAGAAATCTCATTTCATCTCTCGCCGATCGAGACCACGCCCAAGGGAGGCAACCATCAATGATTTGGTGGAATTGCTCCGACCCAAGGCGTGCCAATGTTGCAAACATTAACCTTCTTCAATATATACAATATAATACAAGAGCTAATGGGAGCTATCGAGTTGGAGAAACCACTTTAGGAGAGTACACATTACAAACCTTAGTCAGGCCATGAAACATTGGTAGACGAGAAGGTATGTGGATTCGGATGAATCCGAGTGTCTTCCGGTGATCTCTGCACTTCGAATATTATTGGTTGATCATGATTATCTTATCTCGAACGCCTGCATACAGGCCGTCCGTGACATTCCTGCTACTACGTGAGAGCGGTCTAACACAGACTAGGGATAAGTGCCTGGGCCTCCGCAAGAGGTAACTGGGAATAATTTAGATCAATAATATTTCTATTGCTGTGATCACCTTACGATATAACGGTCCCCGATGATCCATACTGAAAAGTAGATCATTTGTGAGGTGCCTATCGTGGTGAGGGAA